AATCCTTGCTCAAAACCTTCGTAATCGGTGTTTGATATGGCCGACAAGACTGTGGAAGCATAGAACTTCTCGACCAATTTAGCTGCTTCAACACCGATTTAATCTGGCCAGCGGTCACCAGATTTCAGGGATGAAACCAGTCGATTGTAGGAGGTTACCTGTACTACCTACGGGTGTAAGAGCGGGTACAGAGCCTGACGTTGCGCCGGGGAATCCGGCACTGGGGATAGGCATGTGAGTAGTCCCTGGTTAAGGGGCTACTACCGTTCAGTGACGAGCAGCCCCCGGGTTACATCTGGACGCGCCGCTCCGCACCAGCCGCAATGATATCGGCCTCTTGCCGAGCCCATTCAGCCTCACGCCCGACATATGCGCCCTTGCGGTGCGCAGAGTAGAGCTGTGCGATTTGAGCGCGAGTGTAAGTGGGTCTGTCGCTGGGCATCGAAGCGTCGCCGCCCGTTGCCGGCCTGGCCCTGCCAGGGGCCGCAAGCGAACCCAGATCAATCGCCGGCTCCCGGAGGGTCCTGGAGCTGGGCGCTGGCTCGCTGTGCCCTGTAGCTGCTTCCTCTTGCCGGAAGCCGTTGAAGAACGAGATTACACGTGGCGCGTTGGCTGACGCGATAGCTTCGTTCAACAATGTCTGTCTAACACGTCCCGATAGAAGATCAATACCAAGTAACCACTGAAGCCAGCGTGGATCACGATCGATCTCCCGAAAGTTCGGCACCGCCGCCTCGACCCGCATATCGAGCCGGGCCCGTGCCTCGTCAGCCAATCGGCGCTGCAGTTCGACGTTCTGCTGCTCCAGCGCCTGCAGATGCGGCGCCACCGCCTGCACCGCGGCGCGCTGGGTGAAGTCGACCAGATCGGTGCCGTAATCCTGAACATCCTTTTCGGTCACATAGGATGGCGGTGCCGGCGCAGGACGCGACTGCCGGGAAGCCCATTGCTGGAGCTGCAGCATCTCCCTGCCCATCTGCGTGACCTGCTCCTCCAACTCGCCAATCGTCTTCTGCGATGTTGTAAAGCGACCCTGCAGCCCCATGTAGCGCGACTTCCAGGTGTCTGAATTCCCGTCGTCTGGCGGTGGAGGCTTATGATCCGCAGACGCCGGAGGGGCAAGGGGCGGTTGTGGTTCCGGCGCCTGCGTGGCCGGCTCAGCTAAGGGAAGCGTAAGCTGAGCCGACGCCGACTCGACAACCGGAAGCGTTGGTTGCGAGCCATTGGAATGCTCTGCAGGCTGTGGTGTTTCTGCCAGCGGGGCGCTGTAGAGCGCCTCTACGGCTGCAACGCGTCGCTTGACGGCATCGGGGATCGACGCGGGATCGTAAGGCAGCTTCTCGATCGGTTTCTGATCGACCACAACTTCAACCATTTTTTATTTCCTCCAAGATACCCAGGATGTTTTGGCATTGCCGCGCCTGACCCTGTACCAACGCCAAATCCCCGGTTGCATTGACCAGGTCGGTAACCATCAAATCGGTGTAACGCTCGAATGCCTGGCAGAAACTGGCAAATTCCTGTGGCGCCGCATTGCGCAGGATACGGGTATAATCCATCAATTCCTTGCGTCGCGCCGTCATCCCTGATCAGGCGGCCCGATCGGCGGCATCGCCGGCGGCATTGCCGCTGTCGGTTGCGGCCCAACAGTCGCTGCCGGCGCAGTTGGTGGCGCCATCGCATTCGGGGCCGGCTGCGGTTGCGCTGGATAGCGGTTGAGCATCCGCGCCAGCGGATTGCCGCCGGTCAGCGTCTCCTGCTGACCAGGCGTATTTCGCTGCACCGTCGAGCCCTTGCCGCGCTGCATGTTGATGCGGCCCTTGCCGCCGCCGATTGGCGTGAGTTGTTTTTTAAAAACCATCTTTGGGACCTCCATAGCCGATACCGGCGCCGCGAACGCCCAGATCCGGCGCTCCGGACAAAGGCGTGCCGCCCTTACCGTAATCGCGCGTGCTGATCGGTTTGAGTCGGGGCGGCTTTAAAACCGCTTTGTTGGGGTCGACCGGCTTGGGCGCCGGCGGCAGAGGTATGGGTTTCGGGGCTCTGGCCATTACTGTGAACTCGTCTTACTGGGAGGTCTGTCCCGCCTTGGCTTCCCGCACCGGTGTGTAAGGATGCATCTTGGTCGAGCCACCCTTGGCGAACTTCGCGCCTGGCGCTCCGCTGGTGTCCTTACCGGTGTTGCCCGGTTTGTCCGGACCCGCGGCCTGCTGGCCGAACATGTGGGTATCGCCACCCTCGGCGAAGGTGACGTCGTGCTCGGTTTCCTGCTTGGTCTTGGCAGCCATGGAGAAGCCTCCTGTGATTTTGGCAGGCTTAGAACTAAATTCTTAAGCAAATATTAACTAAATTGTGGGTCGTCGCCGTAGATCACCTCGCCATTAATCGCGATGCTCACCGCAACTTGGCCGGACGTCTGTACATTGAAATGCACCGAAGCCATTTCCGGTAACGGCTCGGGCGGCACCGGCTCAACGCCACCGGCCGGGCTGATCCATTTCACCAGATTTTCATCTGAACCGTTGAAGCGATTGAGATCGACGTAATTGTCACCGATACCATCAATATGGCCGGTCTCCGAATACTGCCACAACGTCCACTGCGGATAGGTTCCTATCGACCATGACGGCGTGCCTGAAGTGTACTGCGCCAACCAGAGATCAGTATTGTCGGCTAGAAATGCATCGTGTTTGCTGCCAAGTTGTTCCTTGAGCAGATGCCCGCTGTAGACCGTCACTTGCAGCCCGCGTGGATCATCCAGCAACGCCTGCACCGCTTCCTTGAGATCGGACAGTGTACAACCGTCCTCCTCATAATCGATCACCATCCGCTCACCCGGCATCGGATCAATCGTCTTCAGGTAGAACGCGATTTGCTGTTTGGCATTGCCGGGCTTCAGCCAGTGGTAGGTGCAGCAGGCAATTCCGGCCTTTATAGCATTGCTGCAATTCCTGGCGCGGTTCGGATCGACATAGCTGCTACCCTCGGTCGCCTTGTGAATCATGGCGATCACACCGGCAGCGGCAACCTGATCAAAGCTCGGGAAGTCCTGGTGATGGCTGATGTCGATGATCTTGCAATCGTCGCTCATGGGCTCGACTCCTTGGTACGGAAATTCGATTTCGATTTCATCATCGGTCTCGATGCCTAGCGCTGCCAAGGTCGCGCGCGAGACATCTGCGCAACGATTCGTATCCTGATGCGGTCCCCAATCGGCGGGCGTGCAGATGATGCTCTTGCCGGTCTTGGTCGCAGTAACCTTCACCCTCATGTCAGGCAGCATCGACTTCGGATAGATGTCGTAGTCCCAGCGCGTGGCGATATAAAAAACGTTGTCGGAATCCAGCCGCCGCGCCAATCCGGTCGTCCCCGGCGGCTGCTCGTCAAGGAAAAGCTGCGGCGCATCGGAGACGTCGTACAAAAAAGCTAAACCTTCGTCCGGCGCAACATCAGTATCGGAAGGGCCCCCAAACCAGGAAACTTTGCCGCGAAGATTGGTCATTGCTGCTTCGGCCCCTGCCGGCAGTCACGGATGTCAGATACCAGCTTGCTGATCAATTCGCTCTGCGTTTTGTTGCGCTCCTGCGCATTAGCCGCGACTTCGCCGAGCACATAGGCCGCGAACCCGAGAAACCCGACATTGACGACCAGCAAGGCAATCGCCAGCGGCGTCGATTGCATTGCATTCACGACGCCTGTTGCGACTTTCCCGGTCTCTTCTATGGCGTTCATCGAATCAACATCGCTGTGGCCTCCACTTTCGCAAACTACGTATGGAACGAACGTAGGCATCGATGCCAATATTCGCCCCAGTAACTGCACGCTCTGGCTCTTCAGCCTGTTCTTTGATCCAGACATCAAACAAATGCATCATATGCTGCCTGAAAGCCTGATCCATGCTGTCGGACATCATGACACGCAGATGATCTTCCTGCTGCTGATCCTCTACGCAAGGTTTTACAGATGGCCGTTCGGCTGCCGTCGCCAATGTGATGAAGACGGCAGCCAACACTACTGATGTTACAACCTTCCTCACTGAGAAGGCGTCGGCACCGTCGTGCCTTCGGACGGAACACCGACGATGACCCAGCCCGTTGTCGGAGTCCACGCAGTTTTCCAATCAATCGGACGTTCGGGCTGCTCACCTTCCGGCGGAATGGTTGGCGGCAAATTGGGCGGCAACACAATCGGATGTTCCGGCTTGGGTTGCGACGGCGGTCCACCGATATCGACATACGGCGGCGGTTTTCCACCCCAAATTCCCAACGGCGGCTTTGAACCTTCCGGTGGGAAATAAATCGGCGGCGTCGGCATGGGTACATTGCCACCACCCCAAATCCCCGGAGGCGGTCCGCCCGGCGCGATCGGATGCGTCGGCAGGGGTGGAGCTACGCCGCCCCAGTAACCTGGAGGAGTACCTGTTGGCGGTTGCGGTCCTGGTCCACCGATATCGACGTAGGGTGGCCGTCCACCCCAGATACCTGGAGGCGGTCCACCCGGTGCAATCGGATGCGTGGGCAGCGGGGGTGCTACACCGCCCCAATAACCGGGCGGTACCGGCTGCGGTCCCGGACCACCAATGTCCACATACGGCGGCGGCCGGCCACCCCAGATGCCCAGCGGAGGCTGTCCACCAGTGGGCGGTTGCGGCATCGGAAATCCAATATCGACATGGGGCGGCGCGACACCGCCCCAGTAACCGGGAGGCTGTCCGCCGCCACCGCCGCCACCGCCGCCAATCGGCGTAATCAAGGCAAGGAATGGTTGATTCATAGTCTCACATCCTTTGTGTTTTGCGCACCATTGCGCCGTCTACTCACGCACCTTCCGCGATAAAAGCAATGACGTCATCGACATCCATCGTCGCCAGCCAGGCTTCGCAATCGCGCACCCCATAGCTCGCCAACAGCTGTCTTTTATCGGGAAAATATGACAGTCCCGCCGCGAACTCGATCTGTCGGTCGTGAAAGCAGAATGGCGGCGATATCTGCGAGAGGCGACCGTCGTTGTCGAACACCACGAAGCGATGCTGGTAGTATCGAATTGAGCGGCCCGGGGTCGGTCTGGCTTCGTGCACCAGCGCCAACCAGACGCCATCGACATTGATAACCTGCGACCCGCCGCTGATGTGACCAACATCGAGATCACAGTCGTGCTGACAGATCAGCTTGCCAGACGGATCGATCAGCGTCCCCAACCGGTAAACGAACTGCAACGTCCCGTCCTTTTGCACCCACGGCATCCAGTTCTTTTCATGACGGCGTTCTGCGACATGAACGGTGTCTGCCCCGCAATAGGCCACACCACCATCCGCCGTATCCAGAACAGACGCCAACACCTGGTCACACCAGCCCTCCGGCGTCAGCTCGCGTACTGTAGAAAGCGTGTAAAGCATGCCGAGCGCACCGGAAGCACCCCACTCGAACAGCCGGCCGTCCTCGAACCCCCGCACCAGATCAAACTTCGGATCCGGCCAACTGACCGGCAGCGCCAGCTCGTAGCTCGACTCAATCGCTAGCCCAGCAGCCAGACCGACAAGATAATTACGAGTACTAATAGGATGATCCCGGTCACAACGACCGTCCGATCCCCGAATTGCATATTGCCCATCCGACATGATCCTGTAATTGACCGTACGCACCAATACAAACGGCTTACCCTTGTAGTTGACCACCGATGGATTGGTGGCAACATACCCTGGTGGTGGTTGAAGCACGATCTGCAACGGCCGGAACGACGGGACGTGCTGCGCCAATGGCCTGAGATACCAGTACTGGTTGGCCCGCGCCTGCTCGCGTGCCTGCCAGGACGCCTGCTTCGACAGCGCCACCTCGTTGCAGACTTTGGCACCCTCCGTCCGCTTGCGCGGATCGTAGTAGGCGCAGATCGCAAACTCTTCCTTCAGGCCAGTATTATATACGTAATTGTTGACAAACAGCAGATCTCCGGGAGGTCGCAAGGACAATCCGGGTTCGGAGAACAATAGCGAAGTTTGGTTATCGCCGCGCTCGCGGAAATATTTGGCAAGATCGTACAGCGACTCCAATCTCTGGGGGCGAGTTTGGTAGGCCCGCAGCATTCCCCAAAGAAAGCCGGCCTGGTCTCCCATGTTCGCAAGACAGTGCGCGTAATGCAGTTGTGCATTCCAGACCTCCTCGTCGAAGCCGCCAAGCGTGGTTCGGATCTTGTAATGCTCCGCCGCTTTGGTCCAGTTGCCGGAGTCGAAATAAGATTGACCCAGATAGAAGTGATAGCGCTGGATCAGTCCTTCACGAGTTTCAGTTTTGAGGGCCTGTTCGAGCAGGGCAATATCGCGGCTGAACTTGTCCGGCCGATTGGCTCCGTCGGCATGATCAATGAATTCTGCACCATCAAGGTGACCAGCAGTCTCGACATCGAGATATTCGTGAGTACAGCCAATATACCAGCCCGTTGCACGACGGCTAACCAGGCGTCGATTGTAATATCCCACTGATCCGGCAGTCTGCTTGAGGTCATAGGACAACCCTTTCGCGCCGTTGATCCAGTCGGGCTTGTAGACTTTCAACTCCATGTCGGCATCGGCCAAGAGGAGATAGTCCCACTCGAGATCGGACTCTCGAGCAACCTTCAAAGCCGCATTACGGGCCTGTTCAAAATTCTCGAACGGCACATGTTGCAGCCGGATAGGCTTATTGACTGCATTAAACAGCTGTATGATTTGTCTCGGAGTCCCATCGGTCGACCCAGTATCGACGATCACCGCCCCGTCGACATGAGGCAACAGGCTTTTAATGCAGCGATCGATAATCGCCGCTTCATTTTTCACAATTGCATTCCACACCAATTTAGCCAGGCCCGCCTCCTATCGGCGCCGGCCGGCCGCCCGGTCCAGGCGGCGCCGGCTGATTACCCATCAGATTCGCTCCCTGCGTTGGCGCGTTGGACATCGGCGAAGGCTGATTACCCTGCGCCTGCGCCGCCGGGTTAACCCCGGGAGGCATGCCCGGAGGCCCACCAGGGAGCCCTCCCGGCGAAGCGCCCATGCCACCCGCCTGCGCAGCCAGTAATCCCGCCGTCAGCTCCGTTGAAATCTTGCTGACGCCCTGCTGGACGCCAAGCTGAATGCCCTGCTCGACGCGCTGGCTCAGCGCCTGCTGCTCCGCGCCCTGCTGCTGCGCCTGCTCCTTCTTCTGCAGCTCGTCGTCAGTCGGCACCACCGCCTCGCCATCGAGCCCGATGGTCTGCGACACCGAGCGCAGCACCGAGCCGCGGCCCTTGGCACCCATGATCGCGAAGTCGGTCGGGTTGTTGGTGTGTTGCAGGAATTCGAGCTGGCGTTGCCGCAGCGTCTCGCGCTGCACCGCCACCGTGACGCCCTGCACCGAAATGTCTTCCTCGCCGGTCAGCATCCCGGTGGTGTCAGTCAACAACACCAGATCGGCGAGCTGTTGCAACGCCAGCTCGAGCACGTCGCGATCGACATTGGCGGCCACGGTCTGCAGGATCTTGCTGGCGTTGTTCATCAGCATCGCCAGCCCAGACGAGGTGCGCCCGGCGCCGCCGCCCGGCTGGCCGCCGATATATTTCGGGATCGCACTGACATCGTCGGCCAGGTCGACAAACGACTTGAACACCGTCAGCAGATCCTGGGCGTTGCTCTGCGGCTGGAAGAACTCGACCGGAGCCTTGGAATTGTTGCCGACCGGATCGTTAGTGGCGTGCCAGCGCTTCCAGGGATAGAGGTCGTCGGTGTTTTCCTCCGGCCGGATCCGGTCGTCGTTGATCACCACCTGCGGCCCGGAAGCGATCGAGACGTTGTTAACCAGCGAGCGCAGACAGGCGTTGGCGACGTCCTGCAGGTCGGCGACCATGTCGATCAGGCCGTTGCCGAGCGGCGTCCCCGGCACCTTCTCGAAACTGGTGATGAAATACGGGTGTCGCGCCCGCGGACTGGGCGACAGTTGCACCTTGATGACGTGCGAGCCGATGCACCAGGCATCGATGCGGTAGTCGCGCAACGGATCGGACGCCCCCGGCATGCCATATTCCTGCAGGATCTGGCCCTGCACGTTACCGTGGAATTCCATCTGGGTAATCAGCCCGGACCGGTTCCAGGCCGGGTTCTCCCGGCTCTCCAGCACCGCGCGTTCAGCGTCGGTGGTGTCCCAACTGTCGTACAGCCCGCCGCGGCCGTACTCCTCGAGCACCTTGCGCACCTCGGCCTGGTCGAACCCCGGCAGATCGAGACAGTCGTTCAATTCGGCCCGGGTCAGCCGCGACTTCTCAATCACACTGGCGTTGGCGATGTCGGACACGCCCGGCGTCCACCACAGGTCGAACGGCGACACCCGCGCCCACACCATCTTCGGCGTCTGCACCACCTGCGGGCGACCGCCGCCGGGCGGCCACTTCACTTCCGGCATCACCTTGACCGTCGGGCCCTTGATGCAGGCGAACGGGAAAATCGCCAGATCGACCAGAAACTCCGCCATGGCGTGGTAGAACCCGCCCTCCTGCAGCATTTCCTCGATCCGGTCCTCCGAGATCTGAGCCTGCTCCCGGGCTTTCTTGCGCGCCGCATCGGAGGCCGAGTCCAGCAGCGCCATCCGTCGTTTCTGGATATCCTCCGGCGCCGGCGGCTGTCCGGTGGTCTGCGCCACCATCTGCTGCTCGCTCTGCATCAACTGGTCGATCTTCTGAATGATCTCCGGCGGGATGTCGGGATCG